TTGAATCATTTCCAATCTCTTCCAGTACCAACCTAAGAGCCTATACACTCTGTATAACTTCATCCGCTCTAATACTCAAAGTATACAAATCTTCTAACGCATCCAATCTCACTGCACCTCCAATCCCGCAACAATACTCCATAATGATGCAACATATACTACTATACAGAATCAAATATCTATGCTATAATATAGACAGTGGAAGGGACGAGGGCATGAAAGATGCACCTACTTATTACACTTGACGATGGGAATAAAGCCATGGAGGCCGCCGACCACCTCACAAACCGGCAAATTTGAATAGGAGATGTTAGTAATGAATGAGTACAATGTAACCTACGATGGCAAAAGGTCTGTTTATCGCGTATGGAAATGCAATGAATACGGTGGACGCTCAAATGTATATAGTAACTGGTCTTTAGCATCCTGTGTGCAGTATATTGAGAAAATGACTAAACAATTAGATGAATTAGAGGTTTGAAATGACGTTGATTGAGTTATTTTATGCAAATAATGCATGGGCTTTTGGAACAGAGTTAACAGTTAAATTAGATGGTAAGCATGATAGTGGAATTGCAGAATATATTGTAGAAAAGTATGGAAGCTATAAAGTAGTAGTTTTTCGGTTTGAATATATTGTACTTGAATAGTGAGGTAATTAAAAATGACTAGCATTACTGAAATCCGCAAGATGTACAAAGAGGGTATGAAATGGAATAGTTTGATTTGTGGTAATCATTTTGTTATTGAATATCAACCCGATAGAGATTTAGCAATTATTACCTACTTGTAAGTAAGTGGTTACATGATTCAATCTCCAGAGTCCGTCACCTACTTTTGTGAGCATGAAAATATTTATCCTTTCGAAAGGTTTATTGCTGATGTAAAGGAGTTTAAGACATGCAAATTTCAAAACTAATCGGCATCATTATCCTGTCCTTCTCTCTAGGCTTTGGGTTATGTTATATTTTAGCGGCTCGTGAAATCAAAAGATTACATAGTATGTATAAACAAGATTTGGATAAAATTAAGGACTTGGTTGATTACCTAGAAAAACGACTTTTTAAAACAGAACCTAATGATATTAGGAAATCTTGGGAATATATGAATGAAGCTTGTGAAATTTTGAATGGAGGAAAAGTAGATGAAAAGCCCATACTTTGACGAGTATTCATCTGCCCTATATGGCCACCTCTCTTATGAGTTTTTAAACAACTATTATTCTTACTGCCTTGTTGCTCACTTTTACTCTACCGCAAATGAAATCCTTTACGAGCTAAAAAGGAGAGGTTATAGTTATGGTAATTTGGGAACATCTTAAAAACACTATTGGCAATATAGACGCCTCTTTAACAACTACAATTGACAGCAAAAATGACGATGTAATTTTTATTTTCGGGTCAGACGGAAAATTAAAAATAATGGCAGGAGGTAATAGTAATGACATGGGAAGAAATCAGGGACGCCCTGACTTTTGAACTTAATCCAGCAACCACAATTGCGGATAGGTGCAGGGGAGAACAGGTCAAAAAGGAGCTGGCAAGGGAAATTATTGCTCTAGGGCTTATCGAACTTTACAAGAAAAGGTGGAACGAGAAGTGAAAAACAACATGATTGACTACATCGACAATTTTTGCGAGAATCACCCCGCAGAGTTGTTTAACAAAGCTGGGGTAGAGCAAGAGTACATAGACTATCTGGTCGAATGGTACATCTTGCAACAAGCACAGAAATTTATCAAGACCGGGGAATTGCAATCTGCAATTATGACATTTATGCTAGCTCAAAAAGAAGGAATTTTCGACACTGATTTTCTTTCGGATTGGGAGCCCTCTATTAAACTTAAAGCAAGCAATGTTGTAAGAAAGGCAGAAGAATTAGGTGGTACGCTATGAAACTTAAGAAGTTACTAAAAGTTTTGAATTGTGTACCTTATGATTTTGGTGTAACCATTAAATTGGAGGTGCCAAATCTTTAATGAAACTAAGAAAGTTTCTAAAGCTAGTAAAAGATGCTGAAACCTATTTCATTTACGATTTAGAAGGGGAATTAATATCTGTCTCCAAGGAAAAAGAGGATTTTAAAAATTGGGGTGATTATAAAGTTTTATGGTGTGAGCCTAGCGCAAATGAATTACTTATTAAAATAGAGGTAAAAAATTATGAAGGTTTCAACCCTTATATTAAACTGTGACAATGTTAATTTTCAGGACACCGCTTGCATCATTTACGATAGCCGCGGTGTACAGATTGAGAACACCACCATAGAAAAATGCATCAATCGCTATGGCGAACGCAAGGTGAAAAGGTTTAGTTTGTTCCAGTCCAATAACTCGCTTACAGGTCATTCAATTTCAATCGAATTAAAGTAGGGCTACCCTATTTTAATAATAAAAATTAAAGGAGAAAAACAAAATGAAAGCTATCACACGCACCATCACAACCGCTATTATCACTGCTTACACCCCCGAGGGCGAGAAGGTTTATACGGTGCCTGGCTGTGACAATGAAAAGGAAGCAAAACGTTATTGCAAGCGTAACGATTTGTATTTCCTCCGCGCTATCTTTGAACAGAGCCTCTATAAAATGAGCCTCGACGACTTTATTACCTATGCCACTATGGCTAATACTGAAGAAACTGTAGAGGATGAATAATCATGTTGAACGTTGTATGTTTGCAGGGCCGTCTTACTCATACCCCCGAGATTCGCAAATCCCAGGCAGGTGAAAGCTATCTTAGTTGCTCTATCGCAGTAGCAAGAAACTATGTTAAAAAGGGTGACACCAGGGAAACCGACTTCATCAATTTGGTAGCGTGGAGGGGAACTGCCGATATCATCGGTAAGTATTTCAAGAAAGGCGACATGATTCTTGTAAATGGTTCGTTGCAGGCTCGTAAGTATAAGGACAAGGAAGGTAATCTCAAAACTACTTATGAAGTCCTTGTGCAGAATGTAAACTTCCCTGGTTCGAAGGAAAACAAGGAAAAATCAGAGGAAGAATTTTCGGAAGCTCCATTCTAATTAGAAAGGGCGGTGAAGGGAGACTTGAAATATAGTCTCCCTTTCTATGATTAAAAAGTCAGATATATCTACAGAGTTTGTCAAAGAAAAGGTAAATGAGTTTAACAAGCGTGTTGAAAGGCTAACAGGTGAGGGTTTGGAGTTTCTACAGCCAGTAGATGCCGACAATATTTTTAAGCTCTCCGAGGCCCAGATAGCAAGTGAGTTAAACTTCATGGAAAAGTTGGCCGATAAAAAATACCAAAAGCTTGTTCCTTATTCGCCAGAATCACCCGTGAAGGTTCCCCGTTTTGTGAAGATGCAAGCAGAACGTAACATAGAAAAGATAACGGGGGCTATTGACAAAATAAAAGGTGATGTAGAAGTCAATGTTACTGTAGGTGGTATGCAAATGCTACGGAACGAAAGTCTTGTACCCCCTACCCTTGGCCCAGGAAAGAATAAGGAATCTGTCCAGAGAAGATTAAAAACTCTTCAAAATTTAGCACAACCAAACTATTACAAAGAGAGTTTAGAAAGGTATAAACAAAATTATCTTGGAATTATCGACGAATATTTAGGGCCATACGCAGGAGAGTTGAGAACTAGATTAAGCAGAATCCCACCCGAAGAAATATTTAGAATATCATTGCATCCATTGTATGGGCATGATATGTCAATTGAGTATATTTATGGCTTCGACAGTGCCTTAAATAAATACAATGAGATTACAGCTATTTTAGATATCATCGGTTACTAAGATGTTTACGGCTGATTTTGAAACAACCACCAAAGAAGAGGATTGCCGTGTGTGGGCATGGGCTGTTTGTGAAATTGGCAATGAAGAAAACATTGTTTATGGGAATAGCATAGAATCCTATATTTTTGAGCACAGAAATAAAGGACATTTAGTGCATTACTTCCATAACTTAAAGTTTGATGGAGAGTTTATAATACACTGGCTCTTGACAAACAATTTTGAATACCTCAAAGATGGTAGATTGGGCCCGAATCAGTTTAACGCCTTAATTTCTGACACAGGGCAGTTTTATAAAATTAAGATAATGTTTGGTAATAGAAACAATACTTTAGAATTAAGGGATAGCTTAAAATTGTTGAACTATAAGGTATCAGAAATAGCAAAAGCTTTTGACCTCCCAATTCAAAAATTAGAGTTAGATTATAAAGAGGAAAGAGAACCGGGTCATATATTAACGGATGAAGAAAAAGCTTATTTGACGAATGATGTTAAGATTATGGCACTAGCTCTTAATAAAATTTTTGATATGGGCTATACCAAACTTACGCAAGGCTCATGTGCGTTGGCTGATTACAAGGAAATTGTGGGCAAGAAACATTTCGAAAAATTGTTCCCACCACCCGATTATGATAGCTTGATAAGGAAAAGCTATAAGGGAGGGTTTACCTATTTAAATCCAGTATATGCAAATCTAGATGTAGGTGAAGGAAATGTTTTGGATGTCAATAGCCTTTACCCTTCCAGAATGTATAGCTGTGAATTGCCATATGGCGAACCACTACCCTTTAAAGGAAAATATGAATATGATAAATTCTATCCTCTTTATATTCAAACCTTTTCTTGTGAGTTTGATTTGAAAGAAAATTATATACCTACCATCCAGCTTAAAGGTAACTTTAGATTTCTGCCAACAGAATATGTTGTTTCTAGTGGAAATGATGTCATTACATTAACCTTAACTAGCGTTGACATGGAATTATTCCTTGAACATTACAATGTCTACAACGTGGAATATATTGAAGGTTGGAAATTTAGAAGCTCTTCGGATTTCTTCAAAAGCTATATTGATAAATGGATGCAGGTAAAAATTGAATCGAGTAAATCGGGGAACAAAACAATGAGGAATTGGGCAAAGATTATGCTTAATTCCCTTTATGGTAAATTTGCACTGAACCCGGTATGCGCAAAGAAGCATCCCTTTCTGACAGAGGATAAGCGCATATCATATCACACGGGTGAAAAGGAAATAAGAGACCCAATATATCTACCAGTAGGAAGCTTTATCACAGCATATGCCCGTTATTACACTATAACAACTTCCCAGAAAATCAAGCAATTTAGTATAGAAAAATATGGTAAAGATATGTATATCTATAGTGACACAGATAGTATACATACTTTATTGCCTATAGACGATTTAAAATCAATCTTAGAAATAGATGATTTTAAATTAGGTGCATGGGCTCATGAGAGCCATTTTACACGCGCTCGTTTTATTCGAGCAAAAACCTATATCGAAGAAATTGATGGGGTATTAAACGTAACTTGCGCAGGTATGCCCGAAAATGTTAAGGGTAAAGTATCATGGGAAAACTTCAAACCTGGTTCAATTTTTGAAGGAAAACTAATGCCTTGTCACACCAATGGAGGAATTGTATTAAAAGATACAACTTTCACAATCAAATAATATTTATTTAAAAAACATATTGACATTTTCAGGAAATTATGTTACAATTAAACTAGATAGATAGGAGAAGGGGCCGGTTTAGCCGAGTAGGAGGAAGCGCAACGGGTAAAACCGTCCTACCACTCCATAGGTATTTGCCATATGACTAAACGCCCTCTCCTATTTGTCTTTTTAAAATGAGGTTTAAAATGTGGTATGATATTGATAAGAGCTGTAGTTATAATCAGCTATTCAATTTTATAGTTGGCCCCCGAGGCTACGGTAAAACTTATGCTTGGAAGAAAAAGGCCATTCGGGACTTCATTAGAAAAGGAAAACAATTTGTATACCTGCGAAGATATGACACAGAGTTAAAACAGATTCAAAAGTCCCTTTTTAATGACATAATTTTTAACAATGAATTTCCGGGTTATGATATTGAACTCTCACCTGACGGTTGGAGAGTAAATAACATGATTGCAGGATATCCAATGGCCTTAACTCAAGCTCACCATTATAAATCATCTTCTTTCCCAGAGGTTTACAACATTTGTTTTGATGAGTTCATCATAGAAAAAGGTAAGATTAGCTATCTAAAAAATGAACCAACAGTTTTCCTGGATTTTTATGAGACTATAGCTCGTAAAAGAGAAGATGTTATAGCATTTTTTATGGCGAACGCTATAACGTTAGCTAACCCTTATTTTTTAAAGTGGGGATTAACTCTCCCAAAGGACAAGAAATACATTATAAAAAACAACATGCTTTTAGAGTATGTTGAAGCTGATGAAGAATACAAGGAATCTAAGGAAGCTACAAGGTTTGGTCAAATTGCTAGGCTTGATGGTTATGCAACGTATAGCGTGGATAATAAGTTTAAGTTGGACGATGATAGCTTTATTGCCCAGAAGGGTAAGGATTCTCACTTCCTTTTTATGTTCGCCTATCATGAAAAAACCTACGGTGTTTGGGTGAACGATTGGACAATTGGAGAACTGGTTATTTCGTATGACTATGATAAATGCAGTAATAGACTTTTCAACCTAAACAAAGAAACTATGATCGAATCTGTTGAATATGTTAAGCAACTATCTACGAATATGTATGTTAAGCATCTATATCAGGCTTTGCTCCGAGGAAGGTTGTACTACGAATCAGCAAAAATTAAGATGGAATTACGTGACATGTTAGCTCAAATGATTTAGGAGGGTTTAAAATGGCTACTTATCAAACTACTATTACCGATTTTAACCAATTGCAGGTAACGGCAGGTTATCCTTCTTATCCTGGTGGGGGCGCTCACCGCGGAATTGACACCAAAACTCCTGCGAACGCTAATACCGTCGTAAGATGTCCTAATGTTGGTGGTAAAATTATCCGTTCCGAATTGGGAACTGGTGGCAACTGGTCTTGGGGTAACTTTATTGTGTGCCAGATGGACAATGGAACTGTTTGGCTTGCCGCTCACTTTGCTAGCCGTCTTGTAAACGTGGGTGACATTGTTAAGCCCGGTGATGTCATTGGCATTTATGGTTCTACGGGTAATGTTACTGGCCCTCATACTCATTGGGAATACCATACTAGCTCATCTATCGGAGGCTCTAACCTGGGTGACCCCTCGTTCCTGCTCGGTGTTCCAAACGCAATTGGGGTTTACGATGTGGAATTTGGCGGCGGGGATGTTCCTCCTGTGCCTCCTGTTATTACCGATTGCAATATTTTGGTTGTAAACGCTAGTATGGATGGGCACAGTATTATGTTCCCGGCAAGTAATGATGGGGACGGATGGGTTTATTTTAATAACAATAATTACTATCGTTGCCAATATACTGATACTGCCAAAGTTCAGCAAATGGGTTCGTGGAATTATTGGATGGATGTTTCAAATGTCGCAGTTAACAAGATTTTTAATAAAAGTTTGGCTGATTTGCCAGACGCTTAAAGGGGGTTGCAAAAATGGATGTTAACCAAGTAATTCAACTGATTAACGGTGTAGGTTTTCCTATTTTTGCATGTATTGCTATGGGTTCTTATATCTGGTGGGACAAAAAGCAGAGAGCTCAAGACAGAGAAAAAAGGGAACTGCGTGAGCGCAACACTCTTGAAGCTCTCAAGGAGACAGTGGACAACAACACAAGAATCATACAAAAATTGTATGACGCAATTATGAAAGGAGAGGATAAATAATGGACATTAAGGATGCATACATTGTTCTTGATGAAATCATGGACACTGGCGGCCTTACTGACAAGATGCGCGACGCCGTGAAAGATTTGAAAGATTCTCTCGACGAGCGTTATGGAGAACTTGACAGGTACAAAGAACAGTATGACGGTGAAAAGGCTGAATGGGAAAAAGAACGTGAAAGCCTTATCAACAATTACAATGAGCTTGACCAGCGTTTCCGTGATGCTAAGGACAGATGGTTGGAGCGTATGCTTACACCTTCCGAGGCTTTGCGGGCTCACGAGAAAGACGCGAAGTCTGGCGACATTGAGAACATGGAAGAGCAAAAGGAAAAAGAAATCAAATTTTATACACAGGAGGAAGTAATTAAATGAAACAGGTAAATACTGTTGCAAAACTCTCTGATAATCCCATTGACCTTATCAGAGAAGTCGTCGCTAAAGTAAATCAGGGGAATAATTTTGACGAACGTATCCCCGAGCCTACGGCTACTAATATCCGTGAGGTTGGTAAAGCTGTTCTTAGCTATCAGCCCACGCAGAATGCTTTCATTGATACTCTGGTTAACCGCATTGGCCGTGTGTGGATTGAGTATCACATGTTTACTAACCGTTTCCGCGTGCTGAAAAAAGGTATGCTGGAATATGGTGATACTGTTGAGCAGATTTACATCAACATTGCGAAAGCTCACCAGTATGACCCTGCTGTTGCTGAACTGGAATGGATGAAGCGTGAGATTCCCGACGTGAATGCCGCTTTCCATAAGCTCAACTACCAGGTATTCTATAAGCAGACGATTAGCGACGACCAGCTTCGCGCCGCCTTCATGTCTTGGGCACAGATGGGCGATTTCATCAATGGCATTTTCAATGCTATGTACACCGGCGCTGAATACGATGAGTACTTGACGATGAAAAAGCTGATTGGTCAGCAGGTTGTAAATGGCCTTACTGGTGTTGTTGCTGTTCCCGAAGTTAAGGACAGCGATACCGCTAAAGAGTTCTTGACCCAGGTAATGGCCATTTCTAACTCCTTCGAGTTCCTCAGTGGTAAGTATAACCAGTTGGGCGTGCTGACTTCTACGCCGAAAGACCGCCAGGTTTTGCTGATTTCCGCGAAAGCTTCTGCTTACACCAATGTTATGGGCTATGCTACTCTGTTTAACTTGGAGCCTGCTCGCGCCCAGTATCGTGTAATCATGGTGGATGACTTCGGGCCTGGTGCTGAAGATGTTCAGGCTGTTCTGATTGACGAGAACTACTACATGGTTTATGATTGCTTGCAGAAGTTTACCCGCGATATGAATGGTCAGGGTTTGTACTGGAACTACTGGGCGCACTTCTGGCGCGTTATGAGCGTTAGCCCCTTCTCTAATGCTGTTGCCTTTGTTACCACTGCTCCAACCGTAACTGGTGTTACCGTTAGCCCTGCTACGCAGGTTATCGCTAAGGGTCAGAGCGGTACTTTCACGGCTACTGTTGAGGGTACTGGTTTGTACCCCAAAACTGTTACCTGGGGTATCACTGGTAACGCTGACCCCAACACCAATATCAATGGCGAGGGCGTTTTGAAAATGGGTGAAAACGAAACGGCCACTATCACGGTGACTGCTACCAGTACCTTTGACACAACTAAGACGGGCACTGCGACCGCAACTGTAAACCCTACAGAGCCGTAACTGACGCTTGGCTGTTAGACGGCAATCTAATCATCATGTACAACGAAAATTACGTTGACCATTTCGAGGTAAAATACGGGCATTTAATTGCCTATGTTATGGAAGGAGATATTATGGCTACTAAGGATTTAGGACAGGTTGTTGGCCCTCAAGGCCCTACTGGGCCGGCTGGTGAAAGAGGCCCTCAAGGCCCCGCTGGCAAAGACGCGATTACTCCTACTTTCAGCATCGATGAGCAAGGTCACTTGATTGCTGACTATGGCAGTAATCCTGTTCCGCTCGACCCTGACCAGGGCACTGGCGGCGAGGTGTAAATTATGGCGAACAAGGACTTGGGCCTTGTCGTCGGACCCCAGGGGCCCTCGGGCCCCCAGGGCCCGGCTGGCCCTAAAGGTGATACTGGCGACACTGGGCCGAATCTTATTAGCACCGAAACTGATGCATCCGACATTTATACAGCAGCAACTACGCCTTCATATTTAGTTGGCTCTAATGGCACTAGACTTTATAAATATAGTGCGGCACAAGCGCGTGTTGGTTCAGCTTTACAAGTTGCCGTTAAAACAAGTGGTCAAAGCTATACTCTTGCTGGGTTAACATCTGGGGGCACGGGAAATAAAGAAGTTATGTCTGTTCCTGTAAGTAGTTTACCAACAGTTCCTAACGCTGAAAATGCTAATAAATCTGGAGGTTCCAATACTAGTACATTCGCTTTGCCCTACGGTACTATAGTTAGCACGAATGATTATTTCGGGGTAAGAGTAGCTGACCAGGAACTAGCCTATTCACCAATTGACGGTTACTGGTGGTTCAGACCCTCAACAAATGCATTATCTAACTGCGGAAGAGGCCCAGGAAATCACTTTTGGAAAACCGTCTACGCCATTGACGGAACCATCAACACGAGCGATAGAAACCGAAAAACTGATATCGAGCCTATCGAAAGCGACAATCGGTACTTGGAACTTTTCGATAAGATGAAACCTGTAAAGTTCAGATGGAAAGACGAGGAAGGCAAACCTAAACATGACCGTGTTCATACCGGTTTCATTGCCCAAGATATTGAAGAAAGTATGGAGGAAATAGGGCTTTCTAATCTTGAATTGTCGGCTTTGTGCAAAGACCTTGACGAGGATGAAGAAGGAAATCCTATTGAGGGAAAATATCTTTACTCGCTACGTTACACTGAACTGATTGCCTTAAACACCGCCGCCATTAAGAGACTTGAAAGCAAGGTTGCAACGCTTGAAAAAAGGATTGAAGAATTAGAATCGAAAGGGGAATAAAAATGAAATACCCCGCAAACACTACAATATATCTTTGCGAAGGGGTTCCCTTTGACGAGAACTATTCCCACGTAAGGCTTTTTGATAACGAAAGTCAGCGTCTTAACTATCTTAGGGGTAAAACTGTTAAAACACTTGAAAACTCTACATACCAAAGGGATAATTTCACAGTGAAGTTCCCCATTGAATATGATTTTGTTTGTCAGGTAAACTATTTGTACTATAGGAACCCTGAATTTAGTAACCGATGGTTTTATGGGTTTGTTACCGATATTCGTTACGTAAATGAGGGAACCACTGAACTAGATTTTAAGATTGACATGTTCCAAACATGGTGGGACTATGCTTCTAAAAAGCCTATGTTCATTGAGCGACAGCACGTTAACAACGATACTCCGGGTGCTAACTTAATCCCGGAAGGATTGGAAACAGGAGAGTACGTTTACAATAGGGGAGTTATCACAGGGTATGGGGATGTTGTTGATTTAACCCCTTGTATTGTGCTAGGTGTTTCAGAGATTCTTGAACAGTTTGTTCCAGAAAGATTTGAGCATATGATTAACAATAGCTATTCTGGTTTAGCCTATTTCTATGCGGACATTGATAGGAATCAAGAAGTTACAGACATTATTGAAACCTATGCCACTTCTGGTAAAGCCGACGCTATTGTAACAATGTTCATGTACCCCAGAGAGTTTCTAGGTTTGGGGCCAGGCGCTTCTTATTCTGGATGGATTGGCGATGGCCAACTTCAACAACAAATTGGCGGTTCACTTGATAATCCCTACGCGCCAATAGATACCTACGTTCCCAAGAACAAAAAACTATATACATATCCGTATCGTTATTTAATGCTTTATGGTTCTGGCGGTGGAGCAAATGAATATCGATATGAGGATTTTAATTCCTATAGCAACATGTTTACTGTGTTCTCTAACTTGGGTGGAAATAGCCCTATCGTTGCTGTGCCCAATGGTTATAAACACAAAGATAGAGGGCTAGAATATTCCACTGTTATGAACCCTTACCCCAACTGCTCTTGGGTTACAGACACCTTCAAAAACTGGTATGCACAGAATCAACGCTCTCTTATGTTCTCAAATGCTAGTGCTTTGGGTACTGGTGCGCTGGGTATCATAACTGCGGCGGCTACTGGAAATGTTGTTGCCGGGGGGATGGCTGTTTATAGCGGTATTCATCAAGTGCTTCAAAATGTTACTGCTGTCGAACAGCATAAAGTCTTACCTGATTCGGCTCATGGTAATACAGCTTCCGCCAATGCATATTACGCCAATGGGCAACATTATTTTTACATGTTCCCGATGTGCATCAAGGCTGAATTTGCAAGGGTTATCGATAACTTCTTTAGCCTTTATGGCTACAAAGTTAACGTAGTGGATTTACCTAACTTTAGAGGGCGTAAGTCGTGGAACTACGTTAAAGTAGTTGACGCAAATCTTAGCGGATATATTCCAGTGGATGCGCTTAGAGAATTGAAGTCAATGCTAGAACGTGGTACTACATTTTGGCATACCGACGATATGCTAAACTACAATCTTGACAATAGTATTCTGTAGGGGGTGAAAATATGTTCGATTTGTTAAACGGTATGCTTGGTGTAGGTACAGTATCAAGTGCGTTTCGTTCTAGTGCGGGTCAAAACAAAAATGCGTTTAATGAATACTATCTAAGGCTAGTTGACATGGCCATTAACAGATTCAAATGGTATGGATTGCCTGATAGTGTTGACGAACGATATCTTGAATTGATGCTTTGTCTTTATGGAAATGCTGTTTTCTTTAAAGATGAAACAAAAGGTTTCATGGCCTTAGGTACTTCCTATCAGGGGTACTTAGACGACTATGGTGTGCCCAAACAACGACAGGCAATTGCGGCAAATGGTGAGCCATTTATTGACCTGGACGAAAATAATAGTGTTCTTATTTTTAATAACAGATTAAGAACACCTGACACACCTATCATCAATATCTATGCCCAACGACTTTGGGATTTGCAAAGTAGTGTTGACAGCAATACTAAATTACAGAAATTCCCTGTTATCGTGCGTTGTGATGATAAGGAAAGAAATACGTTTGTCAACCTCATTAAAAAATATAGTGGTAACGAGCTTTTCTTGTGGACTACTAAAAGCTTAAACACTGACAATATCCAGGTTCTTAACCTCAATATCCCATACGTGGCTGACAAGCTTACAATGACTAAGCATGAAATTTTCAATGAAGCTCTTACTGCGTTGGGTATTACTAACGGAATCACCGACAAAAAGGAACGTGTTATTGGTGATGAAATTACGGCTGGCTATGGCGCTGTAGAGATGCAGAGAAAATCTGGTATCAATGCAAGAAAACAAGCTTGTGAAAAAATCAATAGAATGTTCCCTGAATTGAATATCAGTGTAGAGTTTGACAGTGACATTCCCATTTACCCGGAAAAACCAGAAGAGGAAACGGAAGAGGTGGACGAAAATGTCAGTGTTTACGATTGACCTTAGAAGGCTTTTGGGAACTGGTTTTGACATTGGGTTGCGTGATTATCCAATTTGGGATGAAGATTATAGGGGGATTCTTAACCAAAAGTTAATTGACCATTACTTCATGTACGAGATTGGTGCGGAAACTCCTGAATTATTTAAATTCTATTTGAACAGGACAATGAATGAGATTATGCCATATTATAATGAGCTTTACAAAACTACTCTTTATAAATATGACCCCACAAATGCCTATAATCTCAAAGAAGAGTTTAATAGGCTTTACAACAGTGATGAAGAGGGAAGCTCTCAGGGCAATAGTAAAACTGTAGGAACTGGTGAAGGAAAAACCAAAAATCTATACAGTGACACTCCCCAAGGGATGATGGCTACCGGAGCAATTGAAAATGGTAACTATCTTACTAATGCCACAATTGCAAGTAACAACACTACGAATAATTACGACAACAATGCAAGCGAAAGCAGAAAATATAATAAGAAAGATAGCGATTACTACACAAAAAATACCCATGGCAATACATCCCCCGATGTTGCCGCCCTAGTTAGGAGCTTTCGTGAAAGCATTGTTAACATAGATTATGAAATCATAACGAATGAGGAATTAGCAAAATGTTTTATGGGCTTGTGGTATGAACCCTAAAAGGAGGTGACTATAATGCGTGTTGAACCGTTACTTCATAGGCTAGGATGTTGGAGCCCTGCGTTGCCTGCAATGTATGACCAAAGTATTAGCTACCTTGAATTGATTGGGCATCTGTTAGCAAAAGTAGAAGAATGTATCAAAGCAGTTAACGACTTGGACGAAATGAATAAGGACTATATTGATAATCAGATTTTTGTTCTAAAGTCTTATGTTAACGCGCAAATCGATGCGGTAAATAGAAAGCATGATGCTGACATTGCGCAAGTTTACATCGTTATTTCTGATACATTTAGTGACATCATCAAAGCCATTGATGATTCTGCCGCTAAAACAAAAGTTGAATTGATTCTGTACATCAATGAGCTGTTGAAAGATGTAGGAAAATCTATCATTGTGAAGAACCCAATTAACGGACTTTGGCAAGACATCCAAACTGTAATCGACAGCTTGTACGATGTTTTCAGATTTTTGGCTCTCACGGCTCTTGAATATGACAGTCTTGAATTGTCTGCCCAAACATATGACAATAAGATGCTAAATGCAATTGATTATGATATGTTTGGTGTTATGGGAATTTCAGAAAGATTCACTAGCATGGTTGACCCATTCACTGGAGAGTTAACGGACATGCGTTACGTGATTCAGAAACTTGTTAGTTTCCATTCTGGCGGTTACATGGCCGAGGAATACGACGCAAAGCAATTTACTGCTACTGCGTTTGCTGATTTTGGTCTTACTGCCTATGAATGGGATTTTCAAGGAAAAGCTTTAACATCTTAAAGGAGGAAAAATATTATGGCAAGCACTAATAAAACTCCGTATTTCGGTCTTAGCCAGTTTATCGGCACTGACAAACCTACCTGGCTGGGCGACGTTAACGGGGATATGCTCAAAATCGATACGCAAATGCAGGCTAACAAAGTAAATGTAGATGGCGTTGTTGGTAAAGCTGACCAGGCTATTAGTTTGGCTAATCAAGCTACAGAAAATGTTACTAATTTGGCCCAGCAAATTGAAGGCATTACTGACGGTATTGGCGATTGGATTACTGTTACTGCGACTAATCCTAATACTTCTCTGTTTACCGATTATTTCGCAGAGTGCAAATATAATCCTACTCTCAATCTTATCAGTGTTTATGGCTGGTTTAACACTGTCAATAAGAAAAGCTTCAATCTGCCGATTGGCACTGTTATCGCTGACTTTAAAGCATTAACCCAATTGACAATTCGTAACCAAAAAGCTCTTTATGCTTTTGGTGGTGTAAACTCCATTTCTCCTGTTTGGTATGGTGGGAGTGGCACTTATTACATTCGTCAACGCACTACTAGTTGTTACTTCAATGTGGATAAAACCATTAGCTTGGTTAGTCCTTGGGAACAAGTTGTGCCCGATGCGGCTTCAGAAGGGTACAGTGCATCGATGTTCTTTAGCTGGGTTGGTTCTACCTTCGAATGGTAATAAAGATTTGGCCGCCTTCGGGCGGCCTTTTCTTTTGTGGATTAAATCGGGCGAGATTGTGCTTGAGATTTGCACATTCTAGGATAGCCGAAGCGTGACACAAATCTGGAAAATACTGGATTATCATACCTTCATGCGGTATGTATATGTATGTCTGTAATTGGTAAT